CGTCGGCTCGAACCTGTTGGGGTTCTTGATGACGGGGTTGTACATCAGTTTCTTGCGTTTGTAAAGGGGGTGGTCGGAAATTTTTTGTTTGCTCCACTTTCATCTTTGCTTCCAGCAACGCTTCATGCGCGGCCAAAATAGCGTCCGTGTCAAACGCTTCCTGTGCAGCCTTGTACTCCCGGCGGGCTTTATCCAGTTCCGCATCTGCGGCGGTCTTGGCCATCTGGGTGTACTGCTCTGTCCCTGTCGAGACGTACTGCTTGAGGCGTTTGTTCTCCTCAAGTATCTGCTGTGCAAGACGCTCCAGCTCTTGCTTCTCACGAGCCAAGGACTCTTTGGCCCGACGCTCGTCGTGACGGGCATGGGTCAATTCCTTGATTCGATCCTGCGCACCTCTGGTGTAGGTTTCGATCTCGTCGTCGGTTGGGTCTTCAACTTCCCTGTCCAGTGGTCTGCGACCACGGTCTTTCTCAGGGGTATCGTCGATAACTTCAATCTCAACGTCGTCCTCTTGTTCTGTCACATTGACATTTTTGCCATTGACATCGACTTCGGTTTCATCGGGGAACTTATATGGTTCAGCCATTCCTACTCCTTATGCGCGGGTGAGTCCGCGAGGGTCTTGCACAACAGCGTCAATCTGATCGTCATTAATCAGTCGAAACTCTTTTCCGAAAATCTTGAAGCGCGTACCGGAATATGTACGAACGAGTACGAAGTCGCCTTCCTTGCACCACGGGCCACCGGGGAACTTGGTCTGGTCTTTGTACGCGTCTGGGCCAACCTTCAACACGAACAAAACGGTTGTGGCGCTTTCTTCTTGTCGCATGGTTGTGGCATCTCGAACCAAATCGAGACTTGTGCCAGCGATCTTTTCATCGACCTCTGGTACAGCACACAACAACTTCCAGCCCGTAGGGGATGGCAGCATCGTGGCTTTGGTTGCATCATCCGCATCTTGCTCGGGAGCGTCGACGGGTTGGATGGCTTCAGGCAGGGCGAACTGCCCCGGTTCTAGAACAAGTTCACTCATTTGCTTTTTCCACTTTCTCAGCAAGGTCGATTAGATAGCGCTCTGCGGTGGCCAGACCCTGAATGACTCCGCAAAGTTTTTGGTACTCTTCAAAATTGCGACACATCCCACCAGCCAAGTCATCGGCGTAGTTGTTCATGTCGGTGCGTATTTGTTCGCGCAATACGCGTGCGAATTCAGCGATCATTGTTTAGGCTTCTCCTTCTGTGGATTCTTGTTAGACATCTGGGTGCGCTGATTACTCAGTCGTCCCGCTTCGACCAACGCAGACTGGTTCTGACGTTGTTTCTCCATCTTCAACCTGCCGGTTTTATCCAGCGCGTCGATTTGGATTTTCTTTTCGGCCTGCTTTGCTTGCTCCATCTTGGCCATGCTGTCCATTTGCAAGCGCTGTTGCTCAAGCTGTAACTTGCCTTGGACTTCTTGGCTTCTAAGCTGCAACTCTTGCTGCTTGAGCTGCAACTCTTGCTGCTGCATCTGAACCATCGGGTCTTGCTGTTGTTGCTGAGCCTGTTGCTGTGCGGCCTGAGCTTGGCTCTGTTGAAGAACCTGCTGTGCTGCTTGGGCCATCATGGCTGACAACTGCATCTCAATCTCGGGCGGCAACTTCTCGTCTTCGGGAGGCAGGGGCATACCCAACTGCTGCTCGATCTTCATCTTGTATGCGTAGCCAACGTGCTCTGCAACGTGGGCCATCATGGCAGCTTGCAACTGTGGAGCCTTGGGGTTCTGGCCAATCAACTGCATGACGATGGGGTCTTGCATCGCGGACATGTGAACTTTGATATGGGACTCATGGTCTTGGTAGAAGAACGCCTTGACTGGCTCGCCCTTGAGTACAGCCATGTTCTCGGCCACTGGGTCGCGTGGTTTCATGTCGTCAGGCAGGGGCACGAGCTTGTCGGCATCCTTGATACCCAACACCTCCAGCATCCCACGGTGCAGCTTGGGCAGGTCGTAAATCTCCGGAGCCATCTGCGCCATCTGGATCACAGCTTGGTACTGGACAACCCGCTGGCTCATGGTGGCCGCGTTAGGGTCGCTCACGGGGATGATGTCAATGTGGGCGTAGTCTTCCCGTTTGGCTTTGCGTGGGGCATCGCTGTCTGGGTCGTAGTCGTAGTCTGGGTCTGTGTAGTCCTTGATGATGTCGGCCAGCAGGTTCAGCTCTTGTTTAAAGCTGTAGTGCATCCGTGCCTGCACGGCAGACATGATCTTGAGCTGGCGCTCGAGCAAAGCCAACGTAGTGCCCACGGGCGCTTGGGCGCTCATGTCCGACACCTTCATGTCGGCTGTTGCGGCAAAGCGACGGCCCTCGTCCACGATCTTGTCCAACAGGCCGGACAGTACGAGGGATGGTTCTTTATACGGCAGGGGCAGGATGCTGTCGCGGATGTTGCCAGAGCCTACGTCTGCGTCTCTCCACTCTCCGGGCGCGATGGGGGTGTCGTCTCCCTTGATGCGCAGGCCACGGGACTTCAGTCCTCCGGGCAGGTTTGAGAGAGTTCCTGCATCAACCAACTGGCGAATGATGCTGGTGGCCGACTTGGCGTATCCGCCGATGAGGTGGAAAAGGCCAAAGCCGTAAGCTCCAAAACCCGGGATATATTGGTAGTGAACGAAGTGTTGTCGTTTGAGTCGGAGTGGGTCATCTTCTTTCCAGTTCCGGCGGATGGCCAGAACTTCATTGGTTCCTTTAATCAGGGTAACTACGTATGGCAACGCGATGCCGGTCTCTTCTTCATCATCGTCCATGTCCTCGTAACCGGGCAGGTTCAGGTCAACGTGGCACTCATACAGCGTGTACCGGTCGTCATTCATGTCGCTGAAGCCAGTCTCTTTGTCCTTGGCCTTCTGGATGTTTGTCTGGCTCTTGTCAGTATCTGGCAGCTCAATGTCGCGGTAGAAGCCTGCCTGCTGGAGCTTGACAATCTCGTTCTTGGTCTTGCGCATGACGTGGGTCACGCGGTAGCAGGTGTCCAAATCCGTCGCGCCGTAGGGCAGGATGATGTCTTCTGCTGGGATGAACATCGACACTTGTCTGTCCAAGCTCGGGTCGAAGTAGACCTTCTTGAACGCTGAACCCGTAGCGGGCAGGCTCCACAGCATGCGCTCATGCTCAGGGCGGAACTCGCGCATGACTTCTGTCAGCTCGTAGTTCAGGTCATTCTCGACACGGATAGACGCTGATTGCTTCTCAGGTGTCTGCTTACCCAGAATTTTTGTACGCACCGGCCCTTGGGCAGGAAACGCCTCCATGATCGCCTCAGACTGGAAGCGCACCACGGCCTCGGTAATCATCGGGTGGAAAACGCCACAGGCTCCGTTCCAAGGCTCTGTGCGCTCCTCGTACTGCAAGCCCAACAGCTTGATACCCTCGACGTAGGCTTTCTCCCAGTCCTTGCGGGAACTCCTGTCGTTATCAATGTCGCCGTCCAAGTCACCAGCCAGCGTCTGGAGCTCACCCTCGTCCATGTCATCGGCCAAGTTCTTGTCGAACTCAGGCTCGGTGGGGGTGATGCTGATGTCAAGGCCGTCAGCGTGGATGTTTACCTGCTCGGGGTCGATGATCTCGATCTCGATAGCCTCCTCGTTGAGAGCTGCGTCCTCAATCCCCACGGGGTTCTGGTACAGGGCCTTGTCGATATTTGTTGCCATTTTGTGCCTTTAATAGTACGCCGCTCGGCGCTTGAAATACAACGGTTCGTCTTTCTCGTCTGTGTCGAGCTGGATGAATCCGCCTTGTCTGAATCGCAGGAGTGCCTGCGTGGTCGTGTCCACAAAGTCATCGTGCTCGCCCACTGGGAAAGACGCAACCTCTTCAATCACTTCTCGTGCCCAACGTGTGTCTGGAGCCCACACCAAGCCAGATGCGAACATGTCCGCCACGGCGTTGACGCGCACCATCTTATCGTTTCCGCGACTGGGTGTAAATTCTTGTACAGGGATGCCCATGTTACGCAGCTCTTGGATCAGCGGCCCACCAGCGGCCTTCTTCTCCACAATGAACGCATCTGGTTGCCATTCCTTCCAGTGCTTGAACGCAATTACTTTGAGTTCGGGGAACGGCATTCTGTCCTTGAATGCGTCCAGCAAAATGAGCTGGGGCTTGTCATTCTCTTCTTCGTTGTACCAAACACCCCACGTTGTACAGGCGCTGTAGTCGGATGTGCTCTTGGTCTCATGGGCCGTATCCCATGACTGGATGATGTACTCGCACTTTGGCGGCTCGTCCCCTTCCCAGATGCGCCACTGCTTCCTACTGATGACCGCCGCCGTGTCACTGGTAGGTTGCTGCATGTACTGCGCGTTCCAATACCGGGGATCCATTGAGGACTTCGCGCTTTTGAGGGCTTCGAGCGGCCACTGCTCCGGCCAGAGGGACTTCTCGTTGTCCGTGTTCTCGTGCAGGATGGCTGGCAGTTCTACGATCTCCCAGCGTGGGGAGTCGGGGTTGCTCACCTGATACTGAATCAGCCGCCCAGTCAAGTCCAACGGCCCCCAGCGGGTCATGATGACAATGATCGCGCCCCCCGGCATCAGACGCTGCAACGGGCCAGTTTGGAACCAGCTCCACGCCGTGTCAAACGCTAGACGACTGTTTGCCTTTACGTCTTGTTCCGAGTGAGGGTCGTCGATAACAAATAGGTCAGCACCACGCCCAGCCAGAGCGCCACCCACACCAGCAGCATAATACTGGCCCCCAGCACTAGTACTCCATTTTCCAGCAGCCTTCTGGTCATCTGCCACGCCTGTCTTAGGAAATAGCTCATGGTACTGTTCATCCTCGAGTAAGTTACGAACCCGCCGTCCAAAGTCCTCGGACAAGCCCGCCGTGTGCGTTCCCATGATGATTTTTTTCTCAGGGTAATTACCTAGGAAGTAACCGGGGAACAGAAAGGACGAGAACTCGGACTTACCCATACGGGGCGCGATGTTGATAATCACGCGCTTTTTCTTACCGTCGATCACGTCTTGGAATATCTTGGCCAGCTTCCTGTGGTGTGGCCCGACCTTGAATCCGGGGTAGACGTACTTGGCAAACTCAATCATGTTAGTGCGCGCTAACCTGACGGACTTGAACGACTCGGACTTGTCCAACATGTCCAACGTCTCAAGCTTCTCTTGCGGACTCATCATCGGCAGCTTGGCATACAGAGCTGTAGCTTCTTGCGGTGTGAGTAAGCGCTCACTCATCTTTGGGTTCCGCTGGCGTTTCTGGCTTGTCAATCTCTTCGATGTCCGTGTACTCGGCGTCGGACACGTTCATGAACTTGGCCAGCTTTTCCTTGAGCTTGCGGTCAATCTCGTCTTCGGTCAGGTCGAGCTTCTTGACTTCGATCTTGTCGGTGAACAGGCCGACTTCGGTGACCTTGCCCAGTAGGCCCAGCGCTTTCAAGCGGATGTTGGCGTTGGGGTTCTCGCACTCCTCGAGCAGTTTGGCCACGGTGTAGCCGCGGAGTTCCTTGGCCTGCTGTACAAATTCCCAGTCATAGGCCGTGAGCATTCCCACCAGATGCTGGACAGCGGCTGGCGTTTTGATTTGAGACAGGTGTTCGTGCGTGATTTCTGCTGGCGCGGAAGACACGAGGTTTGTAAAGGATGCCCGTGCTGCTTGGGTTTCGGCGTTGCTGACCACAGTATCTGTGTCCACAGCACCAAGGCCCTTGAGCCAGTCGGCAGTCTTTACTTTGGCGTCGATTACATCGGCGGGGTGTTGCTTTTCGATTGGCGACGGTTTCCCAGAGTGGTCGCCCACTTCCGGTTCAAAGTCGATGAGATGGTCTAGCATTGGCGCATAAGTCCCTTGTACCTGCGATGCGCGTAATGTACACTACTTTTTAAGTGATGGGCAAGCAATTGCTCCGTTGCTTCTCCTCGGTCGAGAAATCGCCGTTCAGCCCCCGTCAGAAATGCCGGGGGTTTTTTTATGGGTTGTTGGCAGTCTGGGCGCTCATCTCCAGAAACTCTTGGTAGGCACTTCCTACCCTCATTCTGCGCCGGACACAGAACCATTTATTCCACCAACACGGCTGGGGACTGGTGGGGATCGAACCCACCGCCTTCGGGCTTGAACGGCGAATCTCGCGCCGACCTATCAATCCCCATGCGTGTAGGTGTTGGTACAGGAACGGCCCCAACTGCCGGATGATTTCTCGACTCCTGCTGTGAATCACCAGACCCTATCCGATTGCCTTGCGGCTGATTCAACATCATCTTACTGGCTCCGGGTCGCCCTCCCCCAGACACTTTGTCCCGAATCACACGGGCTTGGCCTACTCCACTACGAATAATTACAGACCTCCGACGCCACCAGTTTACACCCAGTCCAGCGTTTGACAAGAGGTTATTCCAAATTTTTTAGAAATTTTTTGGGGTGGCCGTGATTTTACCGAGGGGGTGGTGTTGCTGGATTGGGCGTAGTGCTTAAGGTTTACAGAAGTGCTGAGAACGGGTGGGGAATAGTGTTCAGTACTACGGCGCTGTCGTCGCCATATAAGGGGGGATGGGGGTACTGTGGGGTCTAAAGTATCGCTATTTCGGGACATTTTGTCCCTGTTTAAGCCTATCGAACTAGGGGTGCCGTACAGTAGAGACAGCGAGTAGGGATTGGCCCTGCAAGCTACATCAACTTCAAAGGTAACAACCATGTCAAAAGCAAACACACAAACCACAGTTCACGCAGTCATCAATGCGGCCTTCGCATACGGCGAGGGCATCGAGCAGTTACGCAAAGCCTTCAAGGGCAAAGAGCGTGACGTCATCAGCAAGGCCATCATGGGTGACGTGGCGAGCCACCCGAAGTACCTCGTGCCACTCGTTGACGGCGAGGGCAAGGCCGAGGGCACGAAGGTGCTCGACAAGGGTCATGCGAAGTACGAGGCGTGCCGCAAGGCACTCCAGCGCATCGTGAGCGACATCATGGGCAAGTCCGCAGGGTCAGTCGAGGCCGAGGAAATCGAAGTCCCCGAGGAAGTCCTGAAAGCCGCCGAGCGTCTTGCGAAGCTGTGCGCTCAGTACGAGGGTGCTCGCAAGTTGGCATCGACCGCCATCGCTCAGGCTTTCGCCAAGTGAATCGGGACAGTTTGTCCCCGTTGTTTTTCTGGCGGCGTAGGCGGGGAGCCTTGCCGCTGTTTCTTTTCTTGTCCAACTAGGAGATTTTCACCATGAAAACTGAACAACTGAACCACATCCTTGCAGCACTCATCCGCATGGAAGATAAAACCAAGGAAACAATCAAGCCTGATGAATACTGGGCGATGAGTGCCCTTGCTCAAGAGTGCCATGCACCCATGTTCATCACCGAATACTTTGCACGCAAAGCCATCACCCAAGGAGAACAACCATGACACAAAACGAATTCAACGCACTCTGCCAAGAGCGCACCATTGACCCAAGCCTTGCGCTTGAGAACGACAACCTTGTCGAAGCCCTCAAAGCACGAGACGACGAGGCCGTAGTCACCATCCTGAACAACGAATTCTGAGGAGAACCACCATGAACCGCAAATACAAACACTCATCCATCAAACTCGAATCCCTGCGTGAGCTACGCCGTATGCGTGACGAGCTTGTCGAGGCCATGCCTACTGGCCGACGCAAGTGGGAACTGCAAGCCAAGGCCAAGAACCGCACCGACTTGGATGACTGGAACGATGCCACTCGTGGGTGCAAACAACTGCGACTGCTATGAACGGGGACACAATGTCCCCATCGAACGAAAAAACAGGGCAAAATCATGGCTTCCGTGATTTTGCAAACTATCCAAGCAGTCGGACAGCCCGCAAGCCAATAGCCACGGGCGTTTGGGAAAATTCTGTACTACTAATCTATATTTCTATATGTATTTATATATAGGGGTGTTTATATGTGTACGTGTTCTCCCTCGCCCGCCTCGAGAAAAAGGTGTTCTGTTCCTTTGGGGTTAGCAATACCCAAAAAAGATAGATAGTGCGGACACTTTTTTCTCGAACCCTTACGCCGTGTGGCTTGGCGACTGTCCGACCGCATGAAACCGCATCAAAATCATGGATATCTGTCCGTGCTTTTATCACTGCCTCTGATACAATGATTCCTTTTCAATTCAAAGGTGCAACATGAACCCCGAAATCAACGAAGACCAAGACCCTGAGCGCATCCAGTACCCCTCACTCATGAAGCTCAAGCGCCGTGAGTTGTCCAATCATTTTGCCGAGCTACTCAATAAAGGGACACCTCGCCTCGTGGTCAACGCCATGCGTGATGTGGTGCTCGAACAAAAAGAAAAGCTACGCCGTCACCGCATCCACGAATCACAGCAGAACATTTTATGGGGCGAGGTGTTAAAACCATTGCAAGTCGAGCGCCGCAACGTGCGGGCCTCCTTGCGATACGAACGGGGACAAGTTGTCCCTGATGCTGACCCAAGGGTCGAGGCGTTCAAGGCGTACGAGCTTGTGTTGGCCGAGGTGTACAACCGAATCATCCAGCTCAAGAATCGGGGCGACTTCACGCCATCCACTTACGCCAAGGAAAAGAACCTACCCAATCGGGGCTTGCATTGGACAGACTTCGTGCCTGTACGCATCAAGACTCGCATCGCTGACCTGTTCGATGCCGTACCCCACACACCCAAGGCCAAGCGCAAGGTGCCGTTTGAGCGCATCGTGCCCGAGGACATCCATGACAAGCGCAAGCGCAGGCTGGTCAACCGAACGACCAAGGAACTACTACACGCTAACCAAGACCATGCGCTTAGTCCAACGCAAGACACAGAGGCACGGGTAGCCAAGCTCAGACAAGCATTGGCCGCTATCGAGCGACTGGAACCCAACGAGCCTGTGCCGACCACGTGGCATGGCCTCGCTTGACGGGTGTCTTTCTTCTTTTTAGCAATGGGGACAGTTTGTCCCCGATGGTGCGCAAGCGGTTTGTCAGGCTACGCCGCGCACCACATCGAACCTAGCCTGACGCTCGCAACTGAGGAGAAACAAAATGAGTATTGAGTCAAACACCTTAACGCACATACAGGAGATTTATTTCGATGTATGCGACCAACT